ACAATACTTCATTATACTGAAGGACATAGGAAAAATGGCATAACAGCAAATATGGATATCACGATTACGGAACAGAACTTGATTAGATGCCCAGATAAGGACTTAGTTTTTGTATTATTGAGAAATCTCCCACCTAAAAAGAGAATAACCCAATATTTGAAATCTGGCCCTGGGAAGGGAGTTTTTCATGGAAAGTACATTTCTCGTGGACCAAACGGCGATGTAGTGTATAGAGATGTTAAGAATGTTGAGGACATTGGTGATAGATATGTTTGTGATGATAAGGTTGATTTGAAAGCTTATATTCACACAAGTCGTGGTATTGTTTCCGACTTGACTGAAGAAGGTACATGTGGTTCCCCATTAGTTATCGAAAGTGCATATGGATATTCTATACTTGGAATACATTGGGGCAAATTGGATTTTAAACCAACGAATGTATTAATTACCACTTTTGAAAAAGAATTCATTATGCAACATTTCAACAATTTTTACAATTATACTGTACAATCTGGAGATTTAAGTATGATTTCTTCTATATCCAAAAATAGGCCTGTTAGTGACTTACACAAAAAGTCCACTTTTCGATACATTCCTGATGGAAATGCGTATGTTTTCGGTTCGTTTACGGACTTTAGGGGAAAACACAAATCATCTGTGGAGGTTACACCTATGAGTCACATTTTGTCTAAACACAGCTATAAGGTGAAATTTTTTAAACCTGTGATGGACTCCTGGGTTCCATGGCACATCGGTGCTCAAGATTTGGTTCAACCTATCTGTAAGTTGGAAACTAACGTTCTCAATACAAGTGTGGTTGATTATATTGAGTCTGTAGATGCGAATATCAAAGATCCTAACATCTACAATGAACAATTGATAATTTTGGATGATTTCACTGCTATCAATGGAGCATTGGCAACTCACATAGATAAGGTCAACAGAACGACCAGTGCAGGAAATCCATGGAAGAAACCCAAGCGATTTTTCATGACGTCTTGTGATCCACAACATGGTATGGACCATCCCGTCCAAGTCGCTGATGAGATTATGGATAGGGTCAAGGCAATCATTGAGAGATACAAAACAGGAGAATGTGTGCATCCCAATTTCTGTGCTCACTTGAAAGATGAACCAGTTTCGTTGAAGAAAGCCACGATAGGTAACACTAGGGTATTTGCTGGAGCACCATTTGATTGGTGCATTGTTGTTAGGAAATATTTGCTTTCATTTTGTAGAGTTCTGCAAAATGAGAGATTGGCCTTTGAATCTTGTCCTGGTACGATAGTTCAATCCTTGGAGTGGCAAGAACTGTTTGATTTCTTGGTAGAGTACAGCGATGATAGGATTATAGCAGGTGATTATAAAGCCTTTGATAAGAGAATGAGTCCGCTAGAGGTGCTTGCTGCGTTTGATGTAATAAAATATTTTTGCAAAAAGAGTGGCAACTATACTGATGAAGACTTGTTAGTAGTTCAGTGTATAGCTGAGGATACTGCCTTTGCGTTAGTGGATTTTAACGGTGACCTAATCCAACTGTTTGGATCAAATCCATCAGGGAATCCGCTCACTGTGGTGATTAACTGTATTGTGAACTGCTTAAGAATGAGATATGTGTACTACAAAATGAGACCCGAGAAATGTATCTTACCATTTTCGCAAGTCGTTAGATTAGCGACGTATGGAGATGATTTGGTGGCATCTGTGCGCAAAGGTTTCTTCTGGTATAACCATACTACGGTTGCTTTAGAATTTTCTAAAATCGATATTGTTTTCACAATGGCTGATAAAGAGACTCTGAGCGTACCCTACATAACTCTGGATAAGGCCACCTTCCTGAAAAGAACGTGGACGAATCATGATCATCTACAGTGTATGGTTGCGCCGTTAGAACATGATTCTATCGAGAAGATGTTAATGCTATGGACGAGGTCCAAATCAGTTACAAAGGAAAAACAGGGTATGGACATTATGAAGACAGCCCTGAGAGAATATTTCTGGTATGGTGAAGAGGTGTACCAGGAAAAAATGAATCTATTCAAGTATACCGTTGATTCACTTGGATGGAATGAGTTCATCGAAGAATCAACTTTTCCAACCTTCGTTTCATTATGTGATGACTTTATTAAAGCCTCAAAACATGTTGAATGTTACGAAAAATACTTTGATCGTAAGTCTAAAACGATCACAACCGGTCCTATTGTCGTTAACAAAGAAGTGAATGCAGATTTCCATAATCTTCTGCAAGCGATGACACCCAGCTTTGATGGGGTCACACCAACAATTGAAAATCCCTACTATGATTACAACAAAAGAGAATACGATTAAAAGCGATGACTCATGCCTGGCAACTGTAAGCCGTGAGTCCCAACACGAGGATACAACACTATATTTCGAAAAATTGAAAAACAAAATAAAAAACAAAAAATTGAAAAAACAAAATAAAAAGAAAAACGTGAGAATGAGAATTATCGCTGATGAAGTTGTTGATAAATATCAACTTTCATTGGCTGAACTGACACATGCATTGGAAACATTGAGACACGACACAGCATCCTTTATCGATTTCTGTGGGGAGTGTGGGTCTGTGTTGCCTAAGAGAGTCATTGTAGAGTCCCAAGATGCACCTAGTAGTCAGAGTGATGGTAATGTTTTGACACAAGTGACAGCCACATTTGATGATGTGGAGAATGAAGAAATAAATGACATGTCAGTGGTGCCAATATTATACAGACCTACGGCAAGTGTTCGTTCCGATATAGCCCAATTTTTAAGTAGACCTGTGTACGTGTGGGGTATTAATTGGGTTATTGGTGGATCTTTAGATTCTGGTCTAAACATTTGGAAAACATTCTTTGATAATGCTGCAATTCAACGAAAGTTGGACAACTACGCTTTTATAAGATGTGATTTACATGTTAAAATTATGATAAATGCTTCACCATTTTATTATGGAGCAGTATTATTTTCATATGGGCCATTAGATAATATGTATGGTTCTGCACCTGTTAATACTAGTGCGGCTGATGCACTGGTACCTTATTCTCAGAGACCACATGTTTGGGTTTACCCTCAGACAAATGAAGGTGCAGAAATGGTACTACCATTCATTTATCCCTATGAGTGGCTCGATGTCACTAGCGCCACAGATCTTACCAATTTTGGTAGATTGTATGTAGATACGGCTGCTATTCTGGAAACAGCGAATGGTACTGTTGGTACTAGTGTCGATATCAGCGTGTATGCTTGGTGTGAAAATGTGGAACTAGCTGGACTAACTACACAAGTATCAGTGCAATCCAAAGATGAGTATTCTCGTTTCAAAGGGCCAGTTTCAAAACCTGCTTCTGCGGTAGCGAGAGCTACTGGTCTATTGGGAAAGCTGCCCATGGTAGGGCCATATATGACTGCTACTTCAATAGCCGCTGATGGAGTCGCAAATATAGCAAGTTTATTTGGATATTCTAAAGTGCCTGTGATTGAAAATGTCATGGCGTTTAAGAATTTACCATTTCATGGTTTGGCATCATCTGATATATCGGAACCAACTGAACAATTATCAGTGGATTCAAAGAATGAATTAACGGTGAATAATCAGTGTCTTGGAGATGTTGATTCAGATCCTCTTAACATACAACGATTCTGTGCCAGATCTAGCTATCTTACGTATTTCTCGTGGGATGCGACAGATGCGACGGGTACTCTATTGTGGAACACCTACATTTCTCCCTTTATGAGTTCTGTGTCAACCGGCACGGGACAGAGTGTTATCAACCCTACTCCAATGTGGGTTGCCGCAAACTGTTTTTCATACTGGAGGGGTGATATTATTTTGGAGTTCAAGGTGGTATGTTCCCAATATCATAGAGGGCGACTTGTAATTGCATGGGATCCTGTTGGAAATGTAGCTGCCACGACGAGTACTACGGAACTTTGTTACACTCAGATTGTTGACATCACTGAATCAACAAATTTTTCCGTTAGAGTACCATATACCCAGCGAGCAGCTTATTTGAAAACACCATCTAATCAAACGGCAACAATATATAGCACATCAGCGTTGTCAGTTGACACTTCGGACACAGTTAATGGCATTCTTACTGTGAGAGTGCGCAATGAACAAACTTCACCTATAGCATCCGCTCCTATACAGGTGTTGGTTACTGTGCGAGGGTCCGATAATTTGGAATTTGCGTCTCCAAAAGCCATAGACACATCATTGTATTTCTATACAGTGCAGTCCCAAGACAAACTCAATGGGGTCGTCAATGTTGATCTTGGAGGGTCTTCATCTGTCGATCCACATATTAATTTGGTATATATGGGCGAGAAAGTTGAATCCTTCCGTTCATTGTTAATGAGATGTAATCACACTTTAACGAGTTATGATTCAGTGTCATCAACTCTTAAGCAGTATACTAAATCGATAACAAATCGTAGACCTTTGTTTAAGGGATTCGATCCAAAAGGAATACATGAGGCCACGGGAAATGTTTCGGCTGTTGCAGAACCTTATAACTTTGTGTCTACCACACCGTATCATTTGATTTCAGTGTGTTTCCTCGGAGAAAGAGGAAGTTTCACTTGGAAATATGATTCAGATATGACTGGAACTCGAACTCTACAAGTGTCTCGAGAACCAACTATTCTCACAGCAGCTGCTTATCCTCTAGCACATGATACAATATCTGTGTCAACACTGAACGGTTATTCAGCATATTTTGCTGATGCCTTCAATACTCCGGCGGGAGCAGCGATGCTAAATACGCGAACCAATACTGGGTTGAGTGTAAATGCTCCTATGTACAATCAAGTGGCTTTCATTGAAACGTCACCAGTGCAAAGAACAGAAGGTCTGACCAACATTACCGCAACAGACTCTCTGACCATTTCTTATGCTTCACCCAATCAAACAAATGCAGAAAATGGTTATCTGCATTCCTGGTTTCAAGTTGGACCAGATTATTCAACGTTCTTTTTCCTCAACGTGCCCACCTTTTACAAGTATAATACTGCACCAGTATATGCTCCGTAAGGTGGAAGGAAAAGAACCCACTATTAGTGGAAGGGCCCCCCTATAATTTTATTATAGGGGGGCCCCTGCCGAAGCAGTAAAACTACACCAGGGGGGTGGGTTAACTCTCCGAGTTCAAAAAGTGATGGACAATGTCACTTCTTCCGGCTATCACCGGAAGTTTTTAGATCGACTTATGATCTGAGAGATGCTTTGAACCTTTTTTAAAGGTCAATGCTCCACGATTCGTTTTTACAAATCAATACTACTCAGATTTTATCGGTCTGCGTATGCTTGATTAACATTTTTAGTTTACGGGAG